GTAGCTCTGGTTAAGTTTGGCGATGCACTCGGCGACCACCGTCGGGTCGATGCTTCGGCCGGGGCTGGCGCGGAGATAACCGTTATGCACCCATTGCGGATAGCGCTGACTGCCCGCGCCAAAGTCGCGATGCGAATGCTCGACCAGGCGCTCGCGCGGCTTCCAGAAAAATGCTTTGACGCGCGCGGGCGCGTCGGCTGAGCCCATGACCAGTGCGGTGAGATCGTTGACGCTCGATAGATCGAGCGCGAGATAGACTTCCTCGCCCTCGATGAACTTCGCCTCGCCAACGCATGCCATCCATTCCGCGCGTGAGATCAACGTCGCGATCGGAGAGACACGTTGGTTCAAGAACAAGTTCCGAACCTTTGGCTCTTCCGCCGGGAGGCGCTGAGATTTTCTGATCGCTGCCGCTAGGTCCTCGTAATTGCGGAAATCGCCGAGCGCGGGGTTGGCCTTGTGCCACTGCTTCTCGTCGTCGAGATCGCAGTCCTCGTCGGCGGCGTAGAGATGGCACAGGATGCTCGGGTCGACGCCGGCCAGGCCGTCGTCGATCAGCTTCGAGAGAATATGCTCCGGGTCGTTCGACTGTGTGCTGATGGTGATGAACAGCGGCTCGTCATGCGCGCCGAAGGAGGTATCGAGCACGTCGTAGAGCTGGCGGTTCTTCGCCTGGGCGAGCTCGTCGTAGATGACGACGCTCGGCAGATAGCCGTGCTTGGTGCCAGCTTCCGCGGAAATGGCGCGATAGATCGAGCCGGTGCGTCGCGCCACCATCGTCTTGGTCGAGGGGATAACTTCGATCTCCTTGCGTAGATCGGGCTCGAGCTCGACGAATTGACGCGCGAACTTGAACACGATCGCCGCCTGATCGCGATCGTTGGCGGCGCTATAAATTTCGCCGTGCAGGACCGCCTCTCTACCGATGAGATGCGCCAGCGCGATCGCGGCGATGAGCGCGGTCTTGCCGTTCTTGCGCGCCATCGAAAGGATCGCGCGCCGCACCACGCGCTTGCCCTTGACGTGTGGCTCGTAGATGTCGCGAATGAATTGTTTCTGCCATTTGCGCAGCTTGAACGGTTTTCCCTGACCCTTGCCGCTCGGGATCGTCAGTTGCTCGATGAAGTCGATGACGTCCTTCGCCCGCTGCTTGCCGTGAGCGGTTCGCTTAGGCGAGGAGTCCGTCGAACTTGCTGACTGGCGTCTCGCCGAACGGTCCCGCGGCGATGCGGGAGCGGGCGGCGGGGGTAAGTCCGAATTCAGAGGCATATCTCACCATGTCGAGCGCGGCTTGTCGGGCGACGGCGACCAGCGGGTTGCGTACCGCGACGCCTTTCGTGCCCTTGATCAGCAGAGCGCGAGTGACGCCATCGCGCTTCGCCATGTCGTGCAACATCTCTTCCGCGTCGCGCCAGCGCTGATAGGCGACGCAATAGGCAGCGAGCGGATTGATATCGACGTTCGTCAGAAGTTTGAGCGCATAGAGCTCGCGCTCGACGCGATGCCATTCCTCGAGCGCGTAGCCGTTGAGAAACGCGGGCGGCGCGGGAATGTTTGGCGGGATCTCAGGCTGCGGCTCGTTCTCGTTGAGCTTTTGCCGCCCTGGATTTCCGCGCAAAAGTTTGAGATGCGTGGGGATGGGGCGCGGCCCGCGTGGTCCTGCAGCCATGTACTCACCTCACCAGTGTGTTAAGAACGCGCCATGAAAGCGCTGTCCGTTCGCCAGCCGTGGGCGCATCTGATCGTCACCGGGATCAAGCGCGTCGAGAATCGGTTCTGGGAGACGCCCTATCGCGGCCCGCTGCTAATTCACGCGGCCTCGCGCTGGCATGACACGAAGATCGAAGCCATTGAACGGCGCTACGGTCTGAGCATCCCGCGCGATCTGCCGCTCGGCGCCGTTATCGGCAGCGTCACGCTCATCGATGTCGTTACCAATTCCCGCGACAGACTTTTCGAGGGTCCGTTTGGGTTTGTTCTCGAGGACGCGCATCGCTTCGCTCGACCGTTCGCGCTCGTAGGCCGAACCCATCTGTTCGACGTCCCCGACCGCCTTGCCGCTCGAGCGGGCTGAGCTCTCGATCAAAGCGCACGCCTCCGCGATCGACGTCATCGCCGGCCCGACATACTCGAGAACAGCGCAAGGACGCCCGCCGAAGCCGCCGCGGAGAACGCCCTCGCGGTTTTTCTTGGTCATCGCCGCTCTGATCGCCGAGTTGTAGCCGAGGGCGGGCGAGAACTTCCCCGGCTTCTTGCGCAAGGCCCAACGGGGCGAGCGATCGACGGCGCGCACAAAAGCAGGATGCGCTGGGTAATGATGAAAGCGGAAACCGAGGGCACGATATGCCGCACCCAACGCATCCAAGAGCACGAACGCCAGCCCGAGGCCCTGATAATCCGGCAGCGTCACCACGCGTGAAACGCCTTTGACGTTCTCAACGCGCGGATGCGGCCGATGCAGAATTCCGGCAAAGCTCGCGGGCCTTCCTTCGACGAACAGCACGAAGCAATTCGCCGCCTTGTGAAGCTCGTTGCTCAGATGGTGGAACGGAGCGAAAAGCTGCCACGCCGAGTGATCAACGCGCGCGATCTCGACAGCGAGCGCCGGTCGTCGTTGAACCGACCTCCATTGGAACGTCATGGTCGCGGGCTCGAGCATCCAGTCAGGCTGCAGCCAGTTGATCACGTCGTAGTGGCCGTCGCCGCGACGAGCTGCTTGCCAGGGTGCTTGCGCACGTAGCGCTGCACCGCATGCGAGCCGATCTGAGCCACCTGGCGATCGACCACCGACGTGAACTCGTCGATCGCGATCAGATCGCCGCCCTCGAGTAGCGCCCGCGCGAGCTCGACCCGAAAGCGCTCGCCGGTCGAGAGCACGTGGTAAGGCTTGAGCCAGCTTGGAATTGTATTAAATCCGACCGCCGAGCAGATGTCGGCGATCTCCTGAATTGAATAGTGGCGGCTGAAATCGCCAACCACAGAGCCTGCGCGCCATTCAAACGATATCGGTTGACCAAACATTCGTCGCAGTATCGTCGATTTGCCCGCCCCGGATGCGCCGACGATCAAGCCAATCTGCCATGGTCGATCCTCGATCGGAATTTCGGCGTGCCAGTGATGGGTAAGCTTCTCGCGAGCCGGCACGTCGAACATGCCTTCCAGTTGTTTGGCACGCGGCGTTCGTTCTAACGCGGTTTCGACTACGTGATCGATGCGCATTGGAATTGCCCCTCATGCGGACAGCATCCGCCGTTGCGATATCGACCGCAATTGCAGTTGAAGCACAACAGCCGAAACGTTTTTGGAAAACCAAGGCGTTTCAGTTTTCGATAAAGCGTGGTGGCATATTCACCCGCCGCTCGCATCTTGGCGCCATCATCGTTGCGATGATCGAGCGTCAAGAACATCGGATTTGAGTCGCCGCAGCATTCGCACTTGCCGCCGTAGCCGGCATAGCACTCTGCACGCGCTCGACTGTTCAATTCGAGCTGACGCGCACGGTGCTGCTCACAGTATTCTCGATCGCTGCGATTGGCGCAGCCGTATTGTCGGCACAATCCGCGTGCGCGTTTTTCAATCGCATAGGATCGCATGTAGCGTTTGTGATAGTTTCTCCGCTCGGTCGCGTTCTTGTGCGGCACTCGACTACGAAATCAACGCTTCGCATTTTAACCCTTCGCGCTCGAAGCGCTCGAGCAATTGCGCCTGCTCGCCCTCGCTCCCGCAGCGCACGACGACCGAGTATTGCAGCTCGCCAAGCTGCGGCTCGGCATCGCCACCAGCCGGGCGCAAGCGCGCGAGCTCTTTTTCCGAGAACCCCATCAGCGGCATGTCGAAGCTCATCGCCTCGAGCTCGGCCACTTCGAGCGCAAGCAACTGCTTGTCCCACCCCGCATTGAGCGAGAGCTTGTTGTCGGCGATGCGATAGGCCTGCTTCTGCGCTTGGGTCCAGCCGCGAGCGACAACCACCGGAACGTCACTGAGCCCCAACTTCGCCCCAGCGAGCACCCTCCCATGCCCAGCGATGATCGACCCGCTCTCGTCGATCAGCACCGGCATCGTCCATCCCCATTCGCGGATTGAAGCTTCAATTTGCGCGATCTGATCGTCCGAATGCGTGCGCGCATTGCGGGCGTAGGGCACGAGCTCCGCGAGCGGGCGTCGTTCAATCTGATCGGCGGGCCAGGGCGTCATGTTTCAGCGC